AAAGTAAATTGCAATATTTTACCATTCCAAAATCTCTTAACTCTTGGTAAATAAAAATACAATGGCATTTTTGACATCCTATATTTCCGGTAATTTAAAAACCTAATTTTCATTTTTTTATATTTTTTAATAGCCGTACCCGTTCCCGTTCCCGTACCCGTACCCGTTCCCGTTCCCGTTCCCGTTCCCGTTCCCGTCCCCGTTCCCGTACCCGTACCCGTACCCGTTCCCGTACCCGTACCCGTTCCCGTTCCCGTACCCGTTCCCGTACCCGTACCCGTATCCGTTCCCGTACCCGTACCCGTTCCCGTTCCCGTACCCGTTCCCGTGAGTATTCTGTGAATCCTCAAAATTAACGGCAATTCTTATAGTGTCCATTTTGCAGAATTTACAGTGATAGTGTGTACCACAGTTAAATAATCAAACTCCACAAGTCCTTCGCATTTGTCAAGTTTTGTATCTTTAGTTGCCCCGTTTACAAGTTCGCAAAGTCCTTTTGTTGTTCCCCATTGCCGAATATTATAAGCATTATGGAGTTTACAGTCATGGCCATTTCTTTCAAAACGACCAATATACACCCATCCCCGTTGAAGGACGACAATTTTAATATCGCCTTCATAGGATTTTACAATAGAGTCTTTGGGAACATAAACAGTTCCGTCAATTACAATTTCTTCGATTTTTGGATTCATGTTTTAGTTATAAGTTATTTTTTTATATTATTAAACCAGTATTGAAATAGTTCATTAGTAGTTAAATCGGAATCTTTCAATGAATATAAACCATCTGCATTGTGAAAGATAGTTCCTTTGGATTGCATATTATCTTTCCATTCCACGAACTCCATTACCATAGATGTAATCTCTTTGGCAGCCTTATGTCCATCAATCTGACATTTAGTTGCAACGTCATAATAAACATCAATATTTCTGAGCATTTTCAATATTTCTTCTTCCATGTCATTTATATTTAGCAAGAGCAAAATTCACAGTAAGTTCGACATAAGGATAAGGTTTGTATTTAGCGAGTTCTATACCTGCCCCGATGTCGAATGATAACTCCTCCATGATATTATCGTTATAATCGTTAGGGTATAACCTAAACCCGACAACAATAGGCATAGACCGGAAAGCCTTACCCGTCATCTCGTCACGTTTGTAGTTGCCATGTGTTACCACTCCCATTGAGAAATACGGGGTCGTCTGGTATGCCCATAGGTAATAAGTTGCTTTAAGGGAGAATCCGTTTACATAGAAATACTTCTCAATCATCTGCGGATGCCATGTAGTAGTTACCGACACATTAGAACCTTGCAGTTCACAACCGATAAAGTAATTAACCTCATCAGAGTAAGACGTTCCTCCTGATAGGTTAAAAGACACCTGTGCAGTTGCAACAATAGAGAATAAGAAAAGAATTACCATTCCAATAACTACTGATCTAAAACATCCTCTATTAATCATCTGGGTAGTCCCTTGATCTTTTTCTTGTTTTTTCATGATTGTTTTACATATGATTTATTTCTTTTTTTACCTATTTCAAATATACGATCAGCAGAAGTAGTTAATGTTTGCTCGTGGGTTATTATGATAAATTGAATACCCAGTTTATCGGATAGTTCTTTAAGCATATTAGACGCTCTTTCCTGATAGTTTTCACTTAGGTAGCGAAAGGGTTCGTCCAATATTATTACAGGATGGGTACGAGGTCTAGCCATACTCCAAGAGGCTATTCGTAAAGCAAAGGCAGCGACGTCAATTGCTCCTACGCCACTAGCGGTAAGTGGATCTATCTCTAACGTATCCCTAACGAATAGCAAATCACACTCTGTTTTGTTCCTACGCTGTACGAAGTCTACCTTTAATTCGTAGGGATCATCGAATACAGCATCTAACGCAGAAGAAGTTATGTCCGAGATATGGAATTGTAACTGTTGCTGAGTCTTTAGCCCTACTTCCCGTATGACTTCCCTAGCATGTTCGTGTTTTCGTAGATCACGCTTTGAGACCTTTAATTGGTCTTGCAGAGAGGTAAGGGACTTTTGTATTTGCGATCTTTGTCCTTTCTGCCTCTCTAATCTGTTTCTCAACTCTTGGGTATTCATCACTATCTTCTTTAGTATCTATTATTAATTCTCCCGTTCCTGACAGCATCATATCTGATTCAATATGAGTAGCCTCCATAGAGGCAGTCATTTGACATTCTGTTATATATCCCTGCCCTACAATCCTTAATCCGTCATGGTAAATAAGACAATACAATGGTTTGTTATCTATTATATGATTCATACCAGAATCTCCATTCAGCCACATTACATCTTCTCCCCAAACTTTCCATTCTCTTAATCCTTGTATATATTCTGGATAACCCATATCATAACCTATTGGGACTAAATGATTTTCAAATACAAGATTGAACTTTCTTGATGCAGCTAATAGATTCTCTCCATCGTGAATGTACATACAATTACCATGTATAACCTTACGTAAGGTTACAGGATCAGGTAAAGGAGCTATTTTCTCAGGTGGTAACTCCTCTATCTGGCGTACCAATATCGGGGGCATTGCCGCAACTACGGCTGCACCAAATATATTCTTTAGAAAAGTTCTCCGTTCCATTATTCCTCTGATATTTTAATTAACTCCATAGCTTCTTCTTTGGAAATATCTTCAGTCTCCGTCATATCAAGTTTCCACTTCTCTGAATAAAGATTAAACGTATCTGTATAGTCAGTGCCCTCAAGAGCAGCAATCATAGTCATATACTTCTTTAAAAGCCTCCTGTAATCTATCATTTTATCTCATTATTGGTTACTATCTTATCTGTCTTAATAAAATCATATTTCCCTTTTATGTATTCAGAGAAATATTTCCCTGGATTTTCTACCTTTAACATTAACTTAAAACATAATTTCGGTACATCACTGTAAGTATATACTGTTCCTTTATTAAACTCTATGTAAAGAGTATTGTCCTTGAATCCTACACTCTTTATTTGTGATGAGGTAATGAGAGTCATAGGAACTTTCTCTTTCGGTTTAATTCCCATTGCTTTTATTAAACAACAATAACAGATGTCAAAGTCTGATTTACCAAACATTTCCATAACTCTATTGTACTCTATTTCTGTTGAATTTAATCCCTTATCAATAAAAATTGAGATATGCATTCCGGTGATTGTGGTGTAGGTTATCGGATTTGTTAGCACAGTCCCACATGAATCACATTTTATTTCTTCCATTTTATTTTAATTTATATACATTTTTAAACCAATAATCGTAAAGTTCTTTAGAAGTCATAAATTTACCAACAAAGGGCAGTGCCCAGAAATTCGGTGTTATCCCATCAAATTTTGATTCACATTTATTCTTTATCCATTCTATAAATTCAAAGACATGAGATTCTATCTCTTCTGCGGCATCAGTAAATTCTTTATCCAGATCACTCTGTCCTACATAAAAAATGTTGTTTTCCAGAATTTTGATTAATTCGTCTTTCATAGTCTTTTATTTATAAATGTATTACTGTTTTTGATTCAAGATGTTTAGTAATTGCTCTTTGATAATAATTACTTAACCAATCTTGTTCTGATAACCATTTTAAATAATTTATTTCATCATCTGTGGTCATATCATAAATATCATAGTTTTTATATTTACCAAAATGTAAGTATTTCTGCATTTATAGGCATCTCGATCTTCTGTAAATCGGTTAGTGCCAACGGGTATTTCCAAATAGATTTCATTTTAAGTTATATTTATTTACTAATTCCTTCATACCCTCATCAATAGAGTTCTCTACTTGTATAAGATCATCTTGCATGACCTTGAGTTTCTTCCTAGCCTCTTCTTTAGTTTTACACTTCCAATCGTCTTGGAGTTGTTTTATCATAGCCTTTCGCTGTCCTGTAAGTTCGGAGATACTAGACTTAGCATCCTCTACTTCTTTCTTGAGTTCCAATAATTCACTTTCGTTCATACTCTAATGCTTTATAAATTATATTCATAATACCGTCACTAATATTATTAATCTCCCTGAAATGTTCTAGGTTATCCTCAAAACTCATTTCGGCGATCCAATCCTTGTCTAATTGAGAGATAAAGGCTTCTATTCGGGCATCCCTCTTTTCTATGTTATCCAAATGTTCTTTAGAAATCACGCCATCTTGAATAGGTAGATAAACGGGTTCTACCGTATTCGTTTCAGCGTACCAAAGGTACACTCTAGGTTTAAAATCAATTTGCTTTGCACTTTGACGTGTAAGAGAGCCTGGATTAACTAAAAGCCTACCCTTATACTCCGTAAAGAACGATTGGTGATTATCCCCTGTGCAAATCAAGTCGAATTGGGGGTACTTCTTTAATATCCCTATTGATTGTCCTTCGGTGGCTCCTGGAAATGGAGGAGTAACGTAGGTCATATAGTGCCAAACCAGTATTCTTCTCTCCCAATATTCCTCTTGCGTTTTTGCTTGGTTTGTAACTAAATGAAGAGAAGGATGCATTATATCAGGTTCTTGTCCATAATGACAATTAGGCAATACTTCTATTTTACCTGCTACTTCTAAGGTATGTAATCCACTATTCGACCGCAGTTGAAAGTTATGTTGTGGTAGATCATGCTGACCATAAATAGTGTAGAACTTTTCGGGTAGAAACCATAATGCCTGAGATAACAAACCAGGAGAGGGTTTCCAATGATGGAATAAATCCCCAGCGTGTACTACAGAACAACCGTACGTAGCTTGCAAACCACGTACTACTTCTACCGCTTTCCATTGCTCCTGATGCCAATCGCCCGTAAAGCATATTGGGGTATCTTCCCGTAGATGCCAGTCGGCGGTAAGAATAAGATCAGGTTTTTTATTTCGTTGCATATTATTTCCAAAATTGATACCATTTCTTTTCTTTAATGGGAACTACTCGAATGCCTATTTCAATCTCTTCCCGTAGTACCTTTAAAGCATCACTAAAATCCTCTGCGGCACGATGCACCTCTTTAAATTTCTTAAGGGCTATCCGATTATCTACTTCAATTCGATATTTCATATTAGGTTTTGCCATTACTCTGATTCTTTATTAGTTTCCCTTGTATAAATCTTGTCTGGCAGGAATAGGTGGTTCTTTATTTTTCGTATCTCATCAGAGCTACTGGATTCACAAATCTTTTTCCATCCAAATAGTGTTTTCTTCCAGAGTGTGTATCCTTTTGCATCATATACTGCCACCTTATTAAAATTAAAGGTAGATACTGTTGTTGTTATTTTCAGTTTATTTATCATGTTTTACCTCCTGTTCGCATAGCGGACAAATGTCTGGAAAATTATCTTCAAACTGTTTATGTAAAGTTTCATACCTTTGTTCTGCCTGGGTTATCTCTTCTTCTATTTCGTCTATGTTCTTTACAAGAAGATACAAGGCACTCCTATCTTTCTGCTTTTGACGACGGGTATCTCCTAACAGAATTAAGCGAGTTACCTCTTCTTCCATATCTGCTACGGATTGTTCCCGTTCTATAATACGATCAGTACCATCTATATTTTCAAGTAAGGTGCTTATATGCATGATTTTATTCCGTAAATCCTCTCTGTCCGCTATCCGTCCTAAGATATTATCTAAATCAATCTCTATCTTCAGGATAGTACTTGCCTCTTCTATCTCCCTGTCTTTATCTTCCAAACTACGAATGAGATTGTCTAACCTAGTTTTAGCTTGAACTTTAGATAGGCAGACCTTATCCAAAGCCTCCATGGCTTCTACATCTATTTCAAAATTATCTAGATAATCGAATTGGGATAGTTCTTCTCCTAGAGATTTTATTTGCTCACCATTGTACTTAATACTTCCCTCCAACTCCCGTATCCATTTATTTACGTTAGCCAGTCCTGTATCTATCTTATCCAATCGGGCTACCCGATTAAAGTATTGGGCAACCTCTCCCGAACTATTACTTAATAGGAACGGGGAATCCAATTGCATTTGGAGATTTATCTCATTGATATTAAGAAACTTACTAATTTCTTCGGGGACTGAAGTACCAAAAGCCTTAAAGACAAGACTGTTTTTGTCGTATGCTTTAAGTTCATATTTATCAATCTTACCTTTATGACGCCAAACGAAACCGTCCTCTGTTTCGAGGATAGCAAATGTGTCGCCTCCCCAATAGGAGCGTATAGCATCGCCAGAAGGTCGGTTCCATACAATCCAACGAAGAGCACGAATAATCGCTGTCTTACCCGAATCTGATGATCCCACAATAACATTGACCCCAGGATGGAATTTAAGGTAAGATTTTTCATGACTTTGAAAATTGTGTATTGCTAATGATTTAATCATTTTAATTTAGTTTACCTTGTTCTTTTTCGAGCTTACGTTTGGCTTCTTTATATCCTTCTGCAAATCCTTCTTTTTGTCCAATTTGCTCTATCTTAGATATAAAAGTTTCGATTTCACGAAAGAATCTAATTCCTGCCATAGCAGGATCAACAGGATCCATACCTGCTAACATTCTCATTAATTCTGCCATTAGGTTATCTCTTTCCTTTGTTGTCATTGTCTCATCATTTTTAATACTTGGGATTGTTTACTTGCAACATAATGTACGGCAAGAGCATCAGCTACTGCTTCATCTATGTACTTAGTACTTCTCCAATCTACATCATATAGTTTGTCGATAGCTTCAATCATATCTTCCTTTGTTGCTGCTTTCTTACCTAATACGGCTTTCTTACTATCCTGTTCGCTATACCATTCAATTGGAATATTTAGACTTTCGGATATACCTACAAGTAATCCTGCTACGAGACCAATCATTATCGCTGCTTGAGCGTTCTGACTTCCATGAGGAGATTCACTTAGGATAAAATTTACATCGTGAGTAGCTATGAGCTGAAGTAACGATCCAGCTATTTCACTCGCTCTACGGGTACGATCATCTGATGCCCGTATTCTTCGTTTCTTTTGCTCAGGAGCAGTCTTAATGCATCCCGATTCTAGTATTTTGTTTTTACTTACTACGGCATATCCCCAAGCGGTAAAGCTAGGATCATTTGTTAATATAACTAGATTTTCCATACTTTAAATTTCTGATTAATACTTTATAATAGTGACCCGTGTCGTTAAGATATTCAACTTTCCAATATTCAAGACTGGAGAACTTCCAAATCCTTTCTATCAATTTTGCTTGATCAATAGGATGTTCAATCTTTATCGGATTTGCGAATACCATAACAATATCCCCAGGTTTCATAGCTTATGCTATCTATCGTTTCGGTTTACGTTCGATTTTAAATGTCTTTTCCCGTTCCTCCCAAAGTTCTATTACCTCTTCCTTTAGCTGTTGTTCCAGATGATCTTCCTCTATCATACTAATGGAATCGGCTAAACCCTGATCCAAGGTTCGTCCATCTAAAGTATAAACTTTTTGTTTAGAATAATCCTTAATGAACTGGAGATTCTCCCGTATATCGTCTATACCATAATCGAATATGATTGTAGCAGGAGCAACGTGATATGGTTCCCATACAGAGGATTTATATACCTCTACCTCTACCCTGACGCCTACGATCTTGGATATTTCCTTGCCCTTAAAGGTTTTCTCTACCTTATGCTTCTTAATGATTTGCGTCTTTAAGCGTAAGCTAGAATAAAAACCTATGGCTTCTCCTCCAGGAGTAGTATATTTAGAGAAAGCCATAGCATCCATATTCTGACGAATCTGGTTACTACATACCATCAAGTAGTTTTTGTCCTTGATGATACGGGCGGTCTTTCGAGTACCTTCACTAAACTCCTTGGCTCTCCTACCACCCATCTTATCTCCTGCCTTATTCTCCAATTCTAATTCCGTAGAAAGGGCTGCAAGGCTATCGGCAAATATCCCGTTAATAACTTTAGGGTTCTCTGGATTCCACGTTCGTATAGGCTCGAAAATCTCTGGAACGGTATCGGGCATAAAGTAAGAACCCTCTTTCAAATCCAGTCCAAAGAGTTTAGCGAACTGGGGATTTAATCTTGCTTCGGGATCATGAAACAAAAGGTCGCCTCCCTGACGTTGCACAGCTCCAGCAATTTCCGACAGAAATACAGTCTTTCCACTGCCACTGGGTCCAAATATTTCAACAAGGATTCCTCCTGGGATTCCACCACCCCGAACTCGTCCGCCAGAAATCGCAAGGTCAAGTAACGTTGACCCTGTACTAATGATTGTCCCGAAGTTGCCATCGGGGTATTTTTCCTGCGTTTTGGCTGGTACATTTATTCGCCTTTTTACTTGTTCACTAAGTGGTTCTACCTTTCCTATTCTTTTCATTTCGTTCTAATTCTTCCAAGATTAAACTAATATGTTCCTTGCTCAATTGCTTGTCGATAAGTTCATACTCGATCTCTCTTTTAAAACTTACGAAAGTGGTAACCACTATGCTATTTCTCCTATTAGCCCATTCTATTTCTATTCTACGGACTATTTCATGGATGAGTTGTTCTTCTGAATCCTTTTGAGCGTGCCGTTCAATCCAACTCTCCATTAGACTTCTTATAACTTTGGATTTGTCCGTATCTTTCGCCCAAATGTACAAAGTCAGATAATTATATAATTGTGGGGGAAGAAATACCCCCACAAATTTATTATCTGGATTCTTCTTTTTAGGTTCTAGTATTGGCATATTACTTTTCTTTTTCTTCTATACAAGCATCCCATATAGTACAAGTATCACATTCTTTATACTTATCCGTATCAATACCGAACTTATGTCCGTGAGGACACTTGTCCTTACCTCCTTTAGCAGGAGCAGGAGCAGTGCGAGTACGCTTTGGAGCAGGGGCTTCTTCCTCCTCTTCTTCCTCCTCTTCAACTTCCTCTTCCTCTACTTTAGCCTTACGACCGACTGGGGCACGTTTGGGAGCGGGTTTTTCCTCTTCTTCCTCTTCCTCTTCCTCTTCCTCCTCTTCTTCGACTGGAGCCGTCCTAGTGTACTTTCTCGTCCTTGCAACGGGTTTTTCTTCCTCTTCCTCTTCCTCTACTAATTTACCGCCGTCCTCTTCCTCTTCAATACCCGCAAACTTAGCCATAACTTCGTTGTACGTAGGAATAATAAGTACTTCGTCCAGATTGGGAACATCTTCCAATATACTCTCGTCGTACGGATTACGGTCTTCAAACTTAATATCGTCCCGCACTTCGGGGTATTTATTGTCTCCCAACTCTTTCCATTTCAAACGTAGGCGAAGAGTTTTTCCTGTTTCCAGATCTGGGAAACCCTCCTCTTCACAATCCTCTCCTAGTTCGTCCAGGGTGTCCCGTAGGATATTGCCGAATAGATAATCAGACATATCCCATACATGAGGAACAGCTTCATGCTTAGGAACGTCTAACGGAATTACAACATACAGGGTACGTTCTTTGGGATAGAGTAGTTTATAAATCTCCTTATCCGTACCTGCTTTAATCATCCGTACCCTCTCTTCGCAAATCGGGCATTTCTTTCCTACTGATGTAGGACACACAAGGGTAGCATTATCTTCCCCTACGTTACGGTGAACTTTAAAAGGACGTTTCCACCATAGGGTATCTTTGGAAGCTATATCCCCATCAAGATCAGGGTGATTGTTTACGGATACTACATAAGGAATAATATCCAGGTGAAGGCTAGTAGTACCTTCTTCAAAACTTAAAGCGGATACTCCACTGGGGAGTTTCAAGTAACCGAACGACTTGCGTTCATCTTTATGTCGTTTCATATCACGACTTACTTTCCCTCTGAAACTGTTCTTACTTGCTTTTTTCATGTTTTTTGCTAATAAATTTATTACGTAAAAAATTATCAAATTCCTCCATCCAAGCCCTCATTTGAGCCTTGCTCTTTAAATAAATCGCAGCAATGTATAGCATTAATAAAATAATCAATCCTATTATCGCTAATATAATCCAACCTATTATCTCTAAAACTATCATTTAGTCCTCCTAGACATTTTGTTTCCTACTTTGACATTTAATTCTTTATTCCGCTGTTCCCTTTCCTCTAGTAAATCTCTAGGCATCTTTGGTCCAGCGAAATATTGTAGTCCTAATAACCTACCTAAATTCTCCAAGGCATCCTTACGGGCATCAAACGCCCGAACTGCTCCCTGTGCTATATCGGCTTTAAACTTAGCTTGGATGAAGTTATCGTTTGCACCGATATATGCTTCTTGGAGGATAATCGTATTCTGTACGGCACTCTCGGTAAGTTTTTCCATACCAAAGGCTTCAGGATTAGATCGTACTTCCCTATCCAATTCAGCCTTGGTTAATTCCAAGGCTTCTTTGGCTCTATCTAGTTCAAGCCTAGCCTCTGCTGCATTACGAGCGTATTTCATCATAAGGCTAGGCTGATCTAACCACTCTACATCTAGAGCGGATTCATCAATTCGTATATCTTCCTCGTAGTTCATAGCTACCATTTTATTTTAGAAAACCATCCATCTTTACGTAAGTCGATATAGGCTCCAATTAGAAGTAGTATTGCTAATCCTATTCGTGCCCAAATCTTTCCAGCTGTTAAAACAAGTTTTTTATCTTCCATAGTTTTTTAAATATTAAAATAGTGTCGGGGGCTTGGTCAATCGAGCTATCATATAAACAATGTTCTCGTGTTATCCCATTCGGTCATTCTGTAGTTCGCTGTAATTAAATCGGGTAGTAATGGTTACCCTACTTGTTTAATGACTACGTAGCAAGTCGTAATGTTACTCTACCAACTGAGTTACAAAGGTGAAGCCATTTCTGGAGACCTCTGGTGGGAATCGAACCCACGACCCACATTTTCATTTAGCTGTTTAACATACAGTTGCGTCTACCATTCCGCCATAGCCTTTCGCCTAACAGGAGTTGAACCTGTAGTCACCGTTTTGAAATCGCCATCTATCTGCGTTACCCAAACTAGTTCGGGACCATTTTAAGGTAATGGTACCAACCTTACCCCCACGCCCACTATTTCAAAGAACTTAAAGCAGGAGTTCAACGTCTTGTGATTACCATCACACTTGGGATTTCTAGGTCTATAAGGGTCTGACCCGACGTCTATATCCTGCTTTATATTATGCTGTCGGTTCTACGAAGTCTTTCATGACATCGGCACCTACTTCAATTTCCGTAATCCAGTTAGCCTGTTGGATAGCTGCATCTACCAAGCGTAACTGTTTAGCATACCAATCATAGGCTGCTGCGACCTGTGCCATAGTAATCTTAGGCACTTTAACGATAACATCATCAATGTTCTCGGTTACGTTCTTTCTGGAAGCCTTAACTTCAAAAAGACCGTTAACATTGATAGTTTTAAGCTGAGCGACCTTTTCGTTCAACTCTTTTCTCCTGAGTAAAGCCTCCGCTAGTTTAATCTGCATACGCAATTCGGATTTAAGATTTATTAATTGGTTCCCATGGAATAAACTTACGTTTCAATTCCAATAGATTTATAGTTTTTTCTTCTAGCCAGTTGACGTAATCTAAAAACACTCTGTAATCATCGCTAGTTTTCGTCGTACGCCTACCCGTATCCATAACGGCTGGTTGTCCCGTTTCTCGCTTATAAAGCATTCTTAATTCTGGTATAGTCATATCTTAACTTTTAATAATAGCATAACATGCGTAAACTAATTGGGGGAATCCCGAATCGTAAAAGGGATTCATAAATTCTTCCATAATCAATCCGCATAACGGTTCGTCCTTTTTTAGCAAGATCGCCTGGCAATATCCTAGAACCATTCGACGTATGCTCTCTGCTTCCTGATCCTTTAGTCCTTCCAAGATCGTTCGTACCTTTGTCCAACTTTCCTTTTTAATTAAAGCCCTACATAAGTCTATTCCCTGGGATTGTAGGAAAGCCGTTTGTTTGGACATCTCTAGACGTTGTTCCTCTGGAGCATTTAATACCTGCTCTAGGATTTGTAGAGCGTTACGGGGATGTCCTTGGCTATCCTTTACGATCTGAGTATAAATATCCTTGGATAGGCTCTGTCCCTCTTCCCGTACTACCATACGTAATAAACTAAACATCTCTTCGTCCGTCAAGGGCTTTACCCCGAATTGGCTACAACGACTTTTTATAGTAGCTAATAGCTTTTGAGGTTCGGTTGTACAAAGAACGAAATAGATATGAGTTGGCGTATCTTCCAAAATCTTTAGCAAAGCGTTCTGGGCATCGTTAGTCATCTTATGACACTCGTCTATAAGCCATACCCGAACATCTCCATGAGTAGGCATAAACTGGCTACTCTTACGAATCTCCCTGATAGTGTCTATCCCACGGAAGTCCGCACTATCTACCTCCGTAAAGTCACTATCTTCACACCCCAAGCTAGAAGCGATAATGCGACCTATGGTCGTTTTCCCGCAACCCGTTGGTCCATGTAAAAGGAAGGCATGCGGACAAGATGTACGATTGTCCAGCATACCCTCCAGGGTAGCGACTATGTCAGCGTTACCTTTTAATTGGGATAGTTCTATGGGACGGTATTGTAAATATAAACTCATATTCTACTTTTACTTATTATACAAATCGTTTTTAAATTAAATATGCATCTTCGCTTTGTCTGCCCAAGGAGCGTCTACGGGAGCTATCTCGGCATCTATTTCCAAAGGTACTATAATCCACTTCCATTCGCTAGGTAGTAAGCTACAAGTAATACGTTTGGTAGTTTGTAAAACATGGTCGAGTTCGTCGGGATGTACGTCCATAATAATACTATCGTGGATTTGTCCTATTAGTTTGGTATCCCATTTCTCCCTTACCATAACTTCGTCTAATAATATGAACGACTTAAGGTTACAATGGAACGCTGCTCCTTGCACAGGATAGTTAATACAGTCGTTCCTACCCATAACTCCGTAACAGCGGAATCCCGTTAGCATATCTATGTACCCGTACTTCTGGTAAATATTCCACCAGCGTTTCTTCCATGCGTCGTATTCGGCAAACCTATTAGTCCAGAAATCATATTCGATCTTTTGTATATGATCCGTAAACTTCGCCAATGACGAAATTCCTTTGGATATCATATGATCGGATAAAGTATAATTCTCTCCATCAATATGTATTCCCTGTCCTCTTCCCCACTTACCTTGCGGTAACTTACCCCAGCCTACTGCCATATTAACCGCACAGTTCCCGAAGTAATCCCCGTAAAACTCTGGGAATACAAACCCGTTCTTGGCTGCTTGTCGTAGCGTATAATGTTTTACCTTATCCCATTCGTCTATCATAAAGATTTGTTTCGCCATATCGGCGTGCATATCCGTTTTAGGATCACGGATATATTTTAACATAGTAGAATCCTGATGATAACAAGCTGCGATACGTACTTCCAATCCCGAATAGTCTATTTCGAGTAACTGATGACCAGGTCTAGGATATAAGGCTCTACGAACGATTTGCATTGCATCCTCGTCCCTTTTAGGAATGTTCTGGAAGTTAGGGCTATCGGAACTACTACGAAACGTGCGAACCAAGTGCAAATTAAAAAACGGGTGTATATAACCTCCTACCTGTTCCCTAGCGAAAGCGTCTAGGTAAGTGTCCCGTATTTTCTTTGTCTTACGCATCTCCATAAGGTCACTTAGTTCGGGAATACCTAATTGCTTCAAGGCTTCCTCGTCCGTTGCGCCCTGTCCCGAATCTGTTTCCTTTTGAGGCTTTAGTTTCTTTACTACGTAAAGAAAGTGAGCTAACTGTGCATTGGAATTAATATTAACCTTACCATGAGCGGAGTGTTCCCAGTGCCGATAAAAATTAGTTCCCTTAAACTTGCTCTCCAACCGCTCGATCTTACGGGTTAAGTGCGTTTTCTTATTCTCTACATACTCTATATCTACCCGTATGCCTTGTTGTTCGGCTCTGGATAAAGCTAGGATACCATCGTGTAGTAACCGATACGCTTCATATGTTCTAGGATTAACTTTCATTTCTCACATTCTTCTAAAATTTCCCACCAAACAGTACTAGGTATTTCTACATCACCATACCAACTCCCATCGGAATCGTCCCATAATCCTCTTTGGACTAAGGCTACCATCCACGCAGCCTGACTTCCTTTATAATCCTCTGGAGGTATCGCTGGTATCATATCTCCATCTTGATAGATTTTTGTCTGTTTGAATGTTCTTGTTTTCATATTAAAAAGGTAAGATATTCATACGTTGTATATTAGCTAAACGAAGTTCGTGTATGGCATCCAATGCACAATACCGTAACAACTTCTGTTTTCCCCCAGGAAGTTCTATAAACTCCTGGATTCTATTAATAGCATTAGCGTTGTTCTCCTCTTTAGACTTAAGATATGGAGATACTTCACTATCATAGTCTACTATCCCAAACTGTACGTAGGTCTGGAACTTTAGTCCCGTTACTCCCGACTTATTATCCAAGACGTGCGTAGCTAACATAGTATCCCATACCCAGTTCTGTACTTCCGTTCTTAAACGAACTAACGTCCAAGAATGCTCGAACTTCATATTCTGGGCTATCTTACCTATCGCCTTATTGGCGAGTAGTTCTACAAAGGGTTGGCGTTCGGCTTTCGTATCGGGCATCATAAAGGCGTAGGCGTGATTTTCTTTATCGGCTATCGCTGCGCATATAATACGATGTCCCGTAGCGTGGGGTTTTAATCCCGTCGTTTCGTAGTCAAACGCAAACTCATCTATCCCTACGATATTCGTTAGATGGTATAGGTCATCTATAATCTCTATGGTAGGCTCTACGTATTTGGGAAAAGGTTCTTTAGCTTTCTCAAAGGCTTGTTTTAAATCGTCCTTCCAAATCGTTTCTACATCAGCCGTATCGCTACGCTCGACATAGCTAGGATGAAAGGTAGGACAAAGCCAACATTCAAAATCCTGATCGGGAATGGCATACCCTCTCCACTTCGATATACCTCCCAAGTCTTTCTTCCATCGGTGTCCTATTAAGGAATACAAAGCGGAGTTCCCTAATATGATGATTACCTTTGGTTTATACTCCTTAATATATTGTAGAGTAGTTTTACGACAGGATTCAATCTCAAAGTTACTAGGGCTACGGTTATCTCCATCCTCCGTTACGGGACGACAGTAGCAAGCGTTGATATTAATACAATCCTCGAATAAATCTATTCCCAACTTCTTATAGGTATATTCCAATAACTTGCCCGTCTTTCCCTGAAAAGGTTTCCCTACTTTATCCTCTACCTCGCCTGGGGCTTCCCCTATGTTCATAATCTTCTTCTTGAAATTCCCGAAAGGTTTCATACGGGGTGTATTTACATTCTTATACATTCCGCATGAAACACAAGAATAACTCTTACCGTCGGGACGGGAAGCCATTTCTGTCTCCTTGGCAGTAAAGAATCCTTCCATATTATTCCTTAGTTACTTTTAATACGCCTACTATAAGCCAGTTATCTTTCTCCCACTTCAATCGGTTATCCGATATGGTAACGGTTTTATCCTTAGTGAATACTCCCTGAACTACTGAAGGGGAAGTAGTAAAGGAGAACGGTTTGCCAGAGTATTTGAAGCGTACACTTTCTTCAAACCGCCCTCCTGTTTCCAAGGTACTAGATACGGTGATCTGGTTCTCGGATATATCGAAACGAATAAACTCTTTGGATTCTATATCCCGTTGAGCGAATACGGATGCTCTATCAATAGCCTCGTCTAAAAGCTGAGGATCAGCTATGGATAAAACTTTTCCCTCCACGTTCTTCAAAGCCGATGTATCGGGGAATGGATCGGCGAATATACGACAGGATATAATAGCATCCCCAGCAGATTTAAAATGCATCCATCCGTGTCCCGTAGCTACCTGATTAGGTTTAAAGCGGATCAAGTCGGGAAGAGATGATAGGGGAATAAGAAACGTTTCCACTCCCATAGGATTAGCTAAAGCAAAGTACGCTAGACGATGCCCGTTAGAGGCTTCTATATAACCATCCTTATGTACATGAACGCAGGTAAGTACGGGTTGGTTAAATACCTGACGGGCTACGGACGGCTTTACAAATTCCAATCCTGCTATAAAATCTTCGGGTAAATTTACCCACTTACTTTTCTTAGCCAATTCTTCCTTTAAGGGAAGTTTCACCTCGCTTTGCAAAGTAAATCCAGCCTTTAGCCTTGTACCAGAGGTAAGTAGAACTTCATTCTCATTCACAGTCAACTCTACTTCGTCGGGATCATCTTTCGTACGGGCTTTAATCTTGGTTAGTAGAGCATACAATTCGTCTGCTTTAATGGCTCCTTCAATATCTAATCCCTCTATGGGATAGGATACGCTAATCTCATCGTTATAGGTTACTACGCTACCTTTGATGAAGGCAAAGGCAGTAGCCTGTTCGATGAACTCTTTATTGGCTAAGCCTGGTTTAACGGCTTCCAATGCTTTTAATAATACTTCTCTTTTAATTTTCATTTGATTAATTTATTTTATCCAAGAATATAAAGGTATTTTCTCAATAGGGTTCATCTTATCTTTAAATCGTTCCAATCCTGGGCTATCCAATGTCCCTCCATCATTTACAAACTTACCTGACCGACGTATCTTTAAATCCGTATAGAATAGCCATCGTACGAACTCGTCCAAGAAAGGCTGATCTGTATTTACTATACATATCCGATAGTTTATATATTTCCAATTCTCGTCCCAAGCATTGATCGCCATTAATTCGCCTTCCTTATTATACAAAAACTTTCTAAATATATTTTTGTCATCCTCGAAATAAGCAAATCTTGCCAGGAGTTCTGGATCCAGTGCACTTCCACCCTTTCGTTCCAACCAATCGGCTATTAACATTCCTGCGTCGGTGCCCGACGGGGGCGTATTTTCATACTTCCACCCAGGATTATTCTTGGACCACTTGCGACAATTCTTACGAAACACTTGCCAATGCTTCCCTGTCATATTTTGGAAACCGTTAGGATCAAATACGTACTGCCAATCTAGAAACGAATAATGCCCGTTCAATGAAACGGTATCGTTCTTAAACAAAGCCCATATACGCACGTCGGGATATTCCCCAGGATTCTCCATAGGTAAAGGAGGGAATAAGCACCAACGCTTATCCGTCAACCATATCCATCCCTTCTTCTCCTCAACACGAACATTGCTAAGTTGAAGATAGGGTTCACTCATAAAGAAATTAGGCTCTACCCCTAACTGTTCAGCCCTTATCAAATAGTGGTGTACGCTCCTCTTTTTCATTGGTAGTTGTTTTCTTCGGTCTAGTGTCGGGCATCTTTCCCTGTTTAATATGTGCTATGAGTTTCCTAGAAACCCCTCCAGCCTTACGACTTTTACCTCCCATTTTGTACCTCCTTGATTTTAATTATTTCATCATATAAACAACAAGCTATTATTCCTATCATATCCCGTTTATTCTTATCTATGCTACGAACGGTTATAAAATCATCCTTTCCCCTAGCAGGGAACTGGAACTTAAGCGTATCTTGGAATTGGAATAGACTAGCAAAATCGTTAGTCTTAATCCCCACAGGACCAAAAGCGGTTTTTAATTCGTTCTTAAAGAATCCTCCACCCTGTTCCTGTATCTCGATTAATCCGCCAGAATAGATATTCCTTTGAACCATCTTTAGGGTATCACCCTTTTCTCCTGAGAACTCGATATGACTTAAATCGGTATCCAATAGTGACAGCACGGTAGCATTTAATATTACATCGTTCTCTTCATCTAGAGGCTTTGCCGCATACGATTTAAACAACTCCTGTATCTGGTCGGGAGTATATTCTGCCCGTCCGCAACTCTTCTTACGGATAAACCCGTTCTGCTCGGTGACGAATACTATCCGTCCATTCTCTTCACTAAAGTCGTTGCTATCGTAATCGTCAGCCTTAAACGAAATAGGCTCGTTGAAAGGAGATTCGTGGGCACGTAATCTGAAACGAAGTAATACGGTATGATCGTAATTGAGTACAAATACCTCTCGCTTATCAGCATAGATAGTATTACGAAGCCCTCCACTCTGATCTAGGGCTACGGCTTGGGAAAAAATCTGTTCTATTTGTCCTGTTATTTTCATATCGTTGAATTTAATAATGTTTCTCTATAATCCGTTTCAGGGCTATACGTCCATATATGCCCGTCGCTATCACTACCTACGGGTGTTAATCCTACCGCCCAGCGATGGCTGTACGCTACGTTACCTCCTAAGTTCCAAAGTAGTTTTACCTCCTGCTTTAGGGCTTCCGTAAGGAATCCTCCATGCTCGTCTACCCACTTAACGTAATCCGTCCAAGATGTATGCGTCGCTCCCCGTTCCTTAATGTACCGAGCAGCCATTACCGTACACCCGTAACTGAATCCTCCCTTAAACCAATCTCCTACTTCACAACATATGGACTGGTCGTTCGACGGTACGTTACCCAAGTCGAAAGTACTACAACTAAATCCATAGTCCCGAAATAGCTCCATAAACTTTCCTAGCAAGAGAGAGCCTAAAGGCTGACTATCACTACCCGCCATAAACAAGCGGTCATAATCGTACCCTGCGTTAATAAAGCTCTGTCGTATTCCCTGATTCTGAGCGGTATAGCTATAAGTATCAAAGGTAATATTCCGTACACCCGTCAACCATACGTCATCCATGTACTTCGCTATCTCGTCTGGATCGTCGTTGAGTAGGAACAGATACGGTTCTATCCTAGCCACGACACGAACTCCTGCCGATACTAACTCTGCCATAGCCTGAATCCTCTCTTCGTACGTAGGTGCTCCTGGTTCTAATGCCTTTAATATCTCGTTGCTACTACTAATCAGAGTGATATGTATAGCCGTCCCTCCCTTATTCTCCGACAAGGCTTTCAAGTACGATCTCGTCCCAGGCAGGGAAGCCTTACTGTTAATCATTACTGGATAATCTATTTCGGCTAAGTACTCTAGCATAGCCAGACTTACCCCGTCCCGTCCCTCTTTCTTCAGGAAGTCCTCAAACCTTATTCCCATCCTTACAGGTATATCTAGGGCAAAAGCCTTATCTATTCCCGTCAGCCGTTTCTTCTCTTCAAAGGGAAGTTCCCGATACGGGAGCATTTTATCTATCTCCCGTTTGTAGTAGTCTGGATTGCAGTGACGGAAACCCATCGTCTTACTATTATCAAAGAACGCCGTGTATAGAGAGGCTCGAAATGCATTTGCGTAGCAGTAGATACACGCAAACGGACAAACTAACCCGTCCCATACGTCCATATTAAAAGGCATAGGACACGCCGAAGCCCGAACTGATACCTCTAGGAATGAGTTAATCTCTTCGGTACTCAATAGCCGTTCCTGTTTACGCCACTCGTTATGGACGATATTGAATTGGCTATAATTCCGCTTTCTTCCTTTTTCCCTTACTTGGTCTGTCTTTCGATTTGACGACATTAACTGCGTCATGCGAGGCACGAGCCTTGCTACGATCTTTCTGAGTTCCCAATAATCCATTAGTTTTTTTCCTTCTGATTAATACTTTAGTTTTATACAATTCGTGCATCATACGCCCTCCTGGAATAGTATCTACAAGATCAATTAGGCTGGGCATATCTTCCTCTTTAGAATCAGAGGGCTTTCCCATTAACATTTCTAACACTATGTTAGTATAGCATGGGGAATACCCTTTTTTCTTTTGATAGAAGAGTAGATCATCGTTCTTATCGAACAATTGGGTAGCTATTTGCAATCTGTCGTTAAATACGACTGTCCAAGGATATTCGGGAGTATTCCCGTACATATCCCAAGAGGTAAAAGGTCTGAGCCTTTTCCTACATTCAGCATAGAATGCTTGTTGTTTACTTCCTGGCATGATTAGCTTAAAATAAAGTTGGTAAATCTACATCCACTTCTGGCGTAGGCTCGTCTTTACGAGCATATACATTAAATCCATTCTTACTTCCTACTATCCGTATCTCAGGGCTTTGGGCAAGGGAAAAGTATTGTCCTCCTCCATTCCAAACCTCTTTCATACGCTTATAAGATTCAGGCTCTCGAAATTCGATAGCCTCCATATCATCCCACTCTACAAATCCTTTCTGCCGTATGATCATACAAGCATGTTGGAAAGTAAATTCATATTTGGGAAATAGATTATCTACTCCGCAGCAAGATTCGTACGAATTATCAAAGGGAAAATTTACGAAGTCTGGCGTGGAGGCTTTTACTCCTCTATCCTTCATTAGATTAAAGAACTTCCTACCTATGGGACGCCAATTATGATCTTGGTTTCCCTCCAACATCTTGCCGTAGTTATACCCGTGCTCCTCAAATTCCTTCCATGCTACCTTGGCGTTACTCGTACGGTAATTATAAAAGCTAACATGCTTGGCTCCGTACTTCTTGGCGTTATCCGCAAACCCTTCTAAACAATCGTCCGAACTATTTATGCCGTATAGTATTGGTTCCCAACGAGCAGCCGTCCAAACGCCTTTCCTATTTAATTCCCCTATAAGTTGCCATCGCATAGAAGCAGGAGGTGCTCCTGGTTCTAATTTGTAATTCAAGGTATCTGTTCCTCCCATAACAGCGACTATTACCGCACAATTCAAATCCTTGATAATATCTAGATATTGCGACATCCCTATATAATGGGACTTAGTTTCAAATATAACGGGAACTTTGTACTCCCTAAATAACTCCAAGATAGGAACGACTTTGTTTGCTTGGAAATCCTCTACGCAAAATGTTTCTGCTTTGCTTCCCATGTTAAAAGGTAATCCTCTACGCAAACATAGAATAGTCCAATCGTTGGTAGCTTTATCCGAACCGTATGCACGATCAAATAACTTACGGTAAGTATCGGGATCAGCCGAACGAACTAAATCTCTAGTCCATCCTGTATAATACTTTTCATATAACTCTTGCTCCATCTCCCGACAGAAGCACCACCAACAGCCCATACTACAACCCGAATATATATCTCCCCCAAATGCTTGAGGACAGCATAGGGAATCTCCCCGCCAGCCTGTAATACTTCCGAATTGTAATTTGGATATATCTTTTTTACTCATAAATAAGTTCTGTTAAAATGTTATAGGCTACATCACTCATTCGCTCTTTTGGAATTTGATTGCCAAATAACTCTGTAGAATAATTTTTGTTATACCGTATGATAGGCTTTCCTTTGGCGTTTAAGCGAACGGATATCAAAGGATTAGTTTTTTCCATAAGTCGTGCACATTCCTGTTGCTTAGTAAAGTCCATAGTTCCCCCGCATCCTGACGAAACAGTTCTACCTTTTACTGCCGTAACCATAACCGAATTATATCCACGATATTTAGCTTTGTAAACTAAATCCAAATCGTCGAAATACCGTAGTTTGGGATTGGAACACCCAATCTCTTTTAAAACTCCCGTGTCCCACATAACAGCATTTCCGATCTGAGCGGTATTTATATACATCGCATTAGGATGATTAAAACTCAGCATACCTCCCATAAACCCTGCGTTAATTGTAACACAACCTAGTTTAGGAAATACATGAAAAGCTTCAAATAGTGGGTCTATGGGAGTAAGTAATCGTACATCAGCATCAATACGAAATAGCCTTGGGGCGTAGTAAGTACCTATGCTTTGGAGTATATTTTCCTTACCCCCACAACCTACATTTTCGTCTAGCTTAACATAAACGTAAGAGTCAAACATACGTAGACTATCCAATAGAGCAGGACTATCGTATGGAGATTTGTCGTTAATTAAAACGAATAACCACTTTGAGCCTGTTCTATGCATATCACTACGAAGAGAATCCATAGAGATTAATATGTCATAAAATTGTTTCTCCAAGTTAATGGCTTTCTTTTCCCCAGTGGACTTAACTCGTACCCCTGAGAAATAGTAACCCCAACCGATTACACAATCATACTCTGGATATAATAATCTTTTTTCTACATACATAATCCACGATAAGCTAAAGGAAGTTCATAATTTTTGATAAGGTATAAAGGAACGGATATTGAATCGAAATCTGTACGGATATACTTCAAGTAAGGAATCGTTTGTGGATTGATTCCCATTAGCTTACAAGCAGCCACATCAACTTCCCACTGGTCTGTTCCTGAAATAAGTACCTGGGAGCGTACTCTATGCCCACATTGCTCGGCATATTCCGCTCCCTCGATACCATCCATAACTATAAAATTAACCATCTTGGAAGTTAATTGGTAGAGGTCTGCAAGTCTTTTATGTAGTATAGCTACATTGGCTCTGGGATGCATACTTCCCTTTTGAGCCATAGTACCCATCATATTTTTAATAGCACCAGTTATGCCTGCCATAGAGTGTACTTTCATCTTTGGTAAATTGATTATTACTTCGCATTCCAATAAGTAATCTGAAAACTTAACGCCATACAGACTACGGTAATTATCCAAACGACGTAGGGAAAACTTATGAAAGTTCGCCCCGTCTTGTAAAGGTATAATTTCTACTTTAGGATACATCCAAGTAAGCATTTCATAATCGGTAGACTTCAGGGTTTTATCCCATTGGTCTTTAAACCCACATTCCCCTACAACTACTCTATCCGCTCCTTCACTTAATACTTTTTGTACGATTAAAGAAGTTACCGCCACATGCGTAGTAGAGGGAAAGTCCCATGAGGAAAGGGGCGACACCAGGTTCGGTTTGATGAAGACTGATTTCCCCTTTACCTCAGGGAATCCATCCCAGAAATCGCTGGGAAGGGAATCGAAAGTTAGGGTAGCGTACCTATTATGTTTTGCTATGTGTATCATCTACGCAGTCGGTAATTTTACGTCAGGACAAATGTGAGGAATTACTTTCGTCACCAACTTAATTAAACCCTTGCTTTCATTTACATTCTCCTTTCCTCCGTGCTTTACCATAATCGCATTAGCCTTCTTCACCCACTCATCTATCGTTTTAGGCTTTTGCAACAGTGCCTCGGCTACGGATTCTATTCGGACGTATCCTCCTGTCGTATTCTTAGGAACGGACTTCTTAGGTGCATTTGCAGGCTTTTTAGGGGTAGGTTCTTCTTCCTCCTCTTCTTCCTCCTCTTCTTCCTCTTCTTCAATTTCCTCTTCTTCCTCTTCTACATCAGTTTTTATAGGAGCTTTACCTACATTTTTATGATGAATTTTTTCTGCAGTTTCATTCTCATCCTCATCCTCTTTATCCTCTGCGATAAGAGCGTCAACCACTGATTGAGTAGTTTTGCTGAATTTGTCGTCAGCCTCGATGTACTTAATAGCTTCTTTCATTTGTTCTACAAGAACAGGGATTTTCCCGTTTACGTTAATCACTGGATCTAATCCAGTCATTACCCGATTCATTTCTGTTGCGGCACTCCGCAGTTGTTTTGCTTCTAACATACTCTCTAGTTTTGGTTAAACTTACTAATTTTTTCTATATTATACAAACTATATTTTTACCAGTATGAGCATAGTCTAGGTCTACCTCTTCTAAGATTCTGCAACACTGTTATTTCCGTGGTATTAGAAAAATCTCCTTCACGCTTAACAATTTCGTTAATCCTCATTATGCCGATCTTCTTTTCTCTATCGCCTACATCCTGATTTAATCCGTACATAGCGGTAACGTGGGCGTATTTGCGTTTATCCTCTGAAAAGTTTTTTAGTTTTAATCGGTCTGCTTCGTAGGATTTAGCATCAGCCTGAGTTACGGTTACAACCAAACAATTATATTCCTGGCTCATACTACGAAGTCCTTTCCAAATTTCATTTTGCTTGTGGCGAAATTCTTTTGTTGGATCTTCCAATATATCAGCATAGTCCACTATGATTATATCGGGTACGAAACCGTCCTGCTTTTCCCACACAGACAGGAGGGCTTTCATATGCTTAATGGTAAGCGTTCCATTAGAATGAGAAGAGAGTTTGAAACTTCTTCCAGACTTAAGAAAGAACTCCCGTGCTGCCTGCCTTGCTTCTTTCGCCGACAACGGCTCGACCTCTTTAATTTTCTTTATCCAAGGAACTCCCCAATGAGTATGACGATAATCTTCACATTCAGTGCAAGGTTTATATTTCTTATGTTGCTCGTAGGCATCTATCAAATCCTCTATACGTATTTCCTTTTTCACTTCCTTGTCCACTCTTCCCTCGAATACTCCTGTATCACAGCAACGCTCTTCCTTAGTACAATCGTTTAACTGATTATAGATACAATCCATAACGGGTTCAAAATGCTCCCCACAATACTTACGGTTATCGGACTTCTGTGCAAGATATACGCACATACGTTTTATCTGCTGGGCTTCTGTCATATCTCCTGCTTGGAAGAAAACTACCTTACGACCTTGGGCACAAGCCGTCATAGCCATATCTAATAACCAAAAGGTCTTTCCACGCTTCTCACTAGCCATAAGGGCTACAAAACCTCCACGGACTAACTGGTCGTTCCAAAACTCTCCAAGAGAATTACGGTACTTGATTAGTACTTCCCCTTGGTGATTAAAAGCATGATCTATACGATCCAGTATAATTTCCGAGCATAACTCCAGGTCGGTTCGGCTTCCGTCCGTGGTAGGTTTGTAATCAGAGGCAAGTACTTCTGCCTCTTCTAGAGAACCCTCTGTAATTAGGGCTTGTATAGCATCTGAGTGCAAGAGTAGTTTACGTTCCTTGAAATACTTATGGGTTTGGTCTAGTAGGTATTCTACATTAAGTCCTGCTGCTTCGTACTCCTGACTTAGCTTGGGTAGTATCTCCTGTTCTATCTCCTCTGCTACGTTCTTGGCTATCTTGCCTGTCTTTATCTTATGGAAATAAATTCCCTCTATATTCCTGCCTGGAGCTTTATCGTACTTGTTAAAGTATTCCCAACACCAAGAAGATAATCTCTTCGCCATAGGCGATTCTATGTAGAGATCGTTCCATTCCGATCGTATTTGTTTCAGGTAGTCTGTGGACGTTATAAGTCCTATTACAATCTGGCGTTCGATCATAAAACCCTCCCGTCCTTGTTTACATAGTACTTACCTTGTCTAGTCCAACGTTCCCCTCCCTCTATTATGGTGTCGGGTTTATTATCATTCTCCCTGTCGTACGAAATCATTTCGGCTGGATCATCTAACCAACGGCTTTGGTTTAACCAGGTAGTAGGATGAGGAATAAAGGTAGATGTTTGCCATCGCTGGGATTTCTTTTGGCGGAGTATAGATGCTTTTATTTCTTTCCATGTAGGACGTTCCTTGGGGGATTTATTGCAAATACGTTTCCATGCGGTTAAGGCTTTTCCTTGGTCCACGTGTCGTGGATACTCTTTCCAAAATAAATCAAACATGCCTACCGTTATGTGTCCATTTGGAAGTGAATCCGACGAATAAGTTTCTTTATTAGTACTTAAAGAATTTCCCTCCCCCCCAGACCACGGTAGGGGATTGAGGGGAGGGTGGCACCATATAAAATTTACTTTTATGTAGTGTCCCTCTATTTTGTTATCATCCCTTCGCAAAACCATATCTTCTATGAGTCGCATATTTATTAGCTTATGTTTTACACGACGAACTTTATCTTCCGTCCAGTGTAAACCCTGAGAAACATATGTAATAGTTGCTTTAGGTTGATTAGTTCTTTGCCATTTAGCCGTGTAATAGTAAAATGTATATAGCATTAATAAGTTCGCATTATCCTTCTCGTCTTGCAAAAAACGATCTATGATAGATTTAGAAACCACAATAGGTTCTTCTTCTACTGGATACAGCATAGGGGTTAATCTTTGCATATTCATTCTGATTAAAAAGAAAACAGAAGGGTTCGGTGAAGCGAGCACCTACTACCTTCTGTTCTCAACCTTAAAAAGTGAAAAAAGCCTCAACTGTCTGCGAACGGACGTCAAGGAACTATCTTTATTCTCATGCCTCGCTTTCATGATACGTAATTTTAGAGTATAAAGCTAGAAAATAGTTTTTATATTTCCTAATTTATTTTTTATTTATTTGATTTTAAGGCTTTTACCTCGTCTTTATTAACCGACTCAACGGTATCTTTCTCTAGAAGGGATTGAATTCCCATTTGCATAAGTCCTAATCTTTCCACAAGGTTTAATCCTTGGGAAGTCATTGCGACGATAAATCCATCAGGATGTTCGTCAAATTCTACTTTAAAAAACTTTTTCATTATCATTTGATTAATTGTTTAACTAAATAATTTGCTTCATCCTGGGTCATATCTCCTGGATCGGTTTTCATTTTCATTCCCATTCTCATTGCGTCGACGCCTCTGAATTTCAGATCGGCTACTAATTTATTTGCTTGTATAATAGCTTGAGGATCATTGTCGAATAATACAAATACACGTTTAAAGGTCTGGGACATGATATGTAATTGATAGTCTGTGTATTGAATCCCACTAGTAGCGAACGAAGCAGTACCCAATCGCCAAACGTCCGTTGGACCTTCAACGCAGATACCCGTTTCCCGCCATTCGTCCTGCCGTCCGTAGAGAATTTGCTTATGTGGAATTATCTCTCGGTCTTTGGGACAGGCTTTATAACGCTTCTCGTGGGAAGCCGTTTTGGAAATGCTTCTCGTATCGAATGATACAGTAGCATAATTCCAAAAGAAAGGAATCAATATACGATTCTTGTAAGGTATATTATCTATCATACTTAATGGACTAGTACTTCGTAAGCCCCAAATACTTTCCAAACGTTCTGGATCAAATCCTCTTCTTTCCAAATACATTTTATGGTGATTTAATAGAGGATAATTAAGTGGAAGTATAAATTCTAATTTCTGTATAATAGGAACTGGACCATCTATTCGTTTAGCAATTCTTAAACCGTATTGCCTCAGGAGATTTTTTGCTTCGGCTTCCACCACCTTCAAAAGCTTGGAAACGGTAGGAATGACACGATGCCACCCACAACGCCAACAGTAATAGAAGTTCCCATCTAGTTCGTAGCCTAGATGATAGCCTGGATTCCCCGTGCACCAGGGGCATTCGACGTTCACCCATCCTGGACGGGAGTGCTTATGCCCCTCTGTGACGAAGTCAATACTGAAGTCTTGATATAGTTGAATGATATCCATTTAGAATTTAATACTTTTACTAACAAATATTTCTCCAGAATAACCTCTGCGTTTAAGTTCAGTAAGTAATTCCTTGGTAGAGTAAGATCGTATTGGATCTTTTTCCTGATTGAATCGTACAGGAGGGTTTTCTTCCTCGTGTCCATTTGTTTTCATCTGGTACTTGTACCTATTCAATTCATTCTTAAGCATAGATACTTCCTCTGTGGTGAAAGTATCCCTTCTACTAGTTAGCCATACTCCACTATCATCAAGATAGAATATGCCTTTCTTCTTCAGGAATTGAAATAATACAGCGGTCACTCCATATTTCTTCCTGTACACGTCGGGCTTTTGTAACTCTCCTATGAGAGCTACTTCGACCATTTCATTGAGATAATCTTCGTATCTCTGTAAAGCATCTGTTTTAAACATCTTTTTAAGGCATTAGTTAGACATCTTTAATTAGCTTATTATACAAATAGTTTTTATTTCTAGATTGCATACTTAAGAAAGTGTATAGTTCGTTGTATGCAATCTGGATTAAACTTCTTGTCAATAAGTATTTTCCTTAACCTGCGTTCCATAGGAACAGAAACTATTTTATCCAAGTGTTCGTTCTTCTGTAACTTAGGTAGCAGTAATTCGGATTCCTCTAGGACAACTCCTATCGCATCTTGGATGTCCCGTGGTATGCTTTCCCAAAATTGGGTATATGTTCGGGTTATTTTCATAGCCTCTTGCATATCACATACACGATCACTCCATAACTTTTCCTTTTGTAAGTAACTTTTTAAGGTGTTAGATATAAACGTCCATAGATATGTAGATACCTGTCCGTGCTCTGGTGAGTAAGTTTTCATAGCATAATGGTATGCTATGTACGCTTCTTGGAATAGGTCGTCCCAATCGTGTCGAGTAGACTTATGATACTCCCAAGCAATCTTCCTGATTAGATTGATATTGTCCATTACAAGTGAGCTAAAGTATCCATGATTTCGTATTGCCGTTTGGTTAACACCGCAAACTCTCCCCATCCTGTATATTGACGGAGTAAATAACATACATCACTAGTTTTAGTCCAGTGAAATAGTTCGTAGCCAAATCCTTCTGACGCCCATTTTTCTAGGGCTTTAAAGCCTCCTTCCGCAAAAGCAGTACAGGCTTCCGTTCCAAAGATTAAATAATACTCTTTCATTGTACATCAAAGTATTTCATCATTGTACTCAATAAATTATCATAATCTCCAGACATAGCTTCCTTGGAGATAGCGTTCCAGTCCATGTTGTTAGTAAGGGCGACACGCCTTGCTGCTCCTAAAATAGCGAAGGCATTCCCATCTCTGCCTATTATAGACAGTATGGGCTTTTCTGTTTGATTAACTTTTTCACTCATAACTTAAATTATTAATCCCATTTTTCTACCTTGTAAATACATCTGTGTTTCACTCTTCCAGATGATGTTTTTGAAATCAGAAATTTTGCTTTTACAATCAGCATCATTACCACCTTTAGTACAGCCTATGATTAAGGCTTTTCCAAGGAATGCATAGCTCCAGTCTGGGAACATGAATCCTGTATCTTCTTCATCGTAAGTAAGCCAAGCCTCTTCGTCACAATACATTGTATCTCCATTGGGATAGCTTACAGGGCATTCAAATGTAGAACATTCTAAAGTTTTATAAATGTCCTTTAATGAACCTTTCTTAATATCTACTTCAGAAACGGTTCTCTTTGCGGGATCAATTAGAATTGCTTTCATAGCTAAAATGTTAAGTTTATAAATTCGGAAATAGGAATTTTGAACGGCTTCGATGGATAATTAGTAGGTAGAATAAAGATATTGAACCTGCTTATCTTAACCACCTTTAGGAAAGGGTTACCATTTAAAGTAACTCTCATTCCCACTTTTAAGTCATTGATAGTTTTTGTAATCATAGTCTTACTTGTTTAGTAAATACTCAGCCATTAATATTGTAAGTAGAGATTCCTGTTCGGTAACTCTACCATCTAGTACAGCGTCCAAAACAAGACGCTTCTTGTCTATCAGAGATGCTATGCGTTCCTCTATCGTACCCGCAGCCAGTAGGTAGTATATGGTTACACTATCCTTCTGTCCTATACGGTGACACCTATCTTCTGCTTGTACTAAAGCCCCTGGTGTCCAAGGTAATTCGAGAAACGCTACATTAGATGCAGCAGTCAGAGTAATTCCCACTCCAGCAGCTTGGATATTCCCTACGAATAAGCGAACATTTGGATCGTTTTGGAAAGCATCGATGTTCTCCTGCCTATGATTCATAGGAGTATCCCCATCGATCTTAACTGCTACTTTAAGAAAGCGATTCATAACCGCTTCTATTACAAACTTATGAGTAGCAAATACAACTAGCTTCCCATCCGCCTCCAGGAAATTCTCTATCCAATTAAGAGCTTCCTCCAACTTACCTTTAACTGCTACCTGTTTTAGTACTTCTATGGAAGCCAAAGCCTCCGCATTACTAGCCCTCATGGCAGCATCGTTCCCTTTCGTTGCACGCAGGTACTCTATGAAGTTGTTTTCTGCAATTTCATATTCATTCTCATTCACGAGTTGTAGTGGAACAAAGGAGCGAATCTTATCTGGTAAGTCTTTCAATACATCGGACTTTAACCGACGAATCATAACGGTCTTGGTAAGTATCTCGTGAAGCCTTTGGGTATTGCTAGCTCCTGAGAAGTCCCAACCAAATCCATTATGCTTTAGGTTACAATAATCCTTAGCATACTGCCAAGGATCACGGAACAATTCGGGATCAATTAAGCGAAGAGCGTTGTATGCTTCGATAGGACGATTGACGATAGGAGTACCTGATAAGGCTATCACGTGCGGTATTCCCTTTCCCAAAGCCTTGATTGCCTTTGTTCTATTAGCAGTGTTACTCTTATAGTAATGACACTCATCTGTTATTAGTATCTGAGGTTCTCTACGACGTAACTCGCCTATCCATTCTGGTAGAATATCATAATTGATAATCAATACGTCGCCCTCAGTTCTCCAAGGCTTTGTTCCTGAGAGTACTTCGATTAACGGATTGCTCATCCAAGTGAATGCTTCTCGCCTCCAATTTAATTTCAATGACGCTGGCACGACGATTACGATAGGACGAAGTTCGGGATGTAATTGTGCCCACGCTAGAGCTTGGACAGTTTTTCCAAGTCCCATTTCGTCTGCTATGAGTGCTCTTCCGTTTCTAGATTCTATGAACGCTACTCCGAACTTCTGGAATGGAAACAATTCTCCCCGTAAGTTCGGGACATCAGTAACTAGTACTTCCAAGGAGCGTTTTTTACGTGCCTCCACGAACTCCTGGATTTTCTTATCCAAAGTAAATCCCCATCGAGTAAGTTCTTCGATGGATTGCTCTGAGATAGGAACAGACCAACATTTATCTTCGCTATGGTATTGTCTACCTGGAAGACTGCGAACGATATTTAAAGTATCATAACTAAATGGAAATGATAACTTCATAACACGTTCGCCTTTTTGATTTTCAACCATCGAGGCTGTCTTCGCATCTTTCTTTTTAAATAAAAACATTGGATGGTTATTAGGTACAACTACAGTATCAGTCGTATCTTTTGTAGATACGATCTGCGATTTGGGAACCCAAGAATCGAATATGATCTCTACTAACGCACCACGTAAGCGTTCCAGGTTCTCCTTGGTGTAACCACCGATTAAATTCCAATCGTGCCAGTGCTGTCCGCATTCTGGTCCAATTCCCAGTTCCACGGACACGGGGTGCGTCAAAGTACGTCCGCACTTACAACAGATACCCAACTTGACGGTCTCACCTGTACCGTGCCCATATAGATATACTGCCCGTTCCGTTTCCGCAAGGACTTTCGCTGAGAAATAAATTAGTAGATTGTTATGCTTAGCGAATCCTGCTTTCAATTGATAAAGTTTTACAGTGTCATCCATTAATTCATAGAGAATTCAAATATTTCTATTGTTCCAATTAATTTACATACAGGACAGGGAATAATATCTGTCTGTACGTATCGTACTGGTCTGGTTATTAATCCGACCTTTATGAGCTCATCTAATATTCCTTCAGTCTCAGAGTAGTTTTTAATAATGACTTCGTTTTCCCTGAGAGGATAGTCAGGAACATTGACCGTAGCAGTAGCAAAGTGTTCTTTGCTTGCTTTATCTACAAGAATAATAGCTAATCTATTGTTTTCATAATAACGAAACTGAAGCAAGCAAACCTGTTGCCTAAACAGAATTTCAATTTGATTTAGATTCTCTTCCATTAGTTTATTATTACAGTTGTACATCTGCTATGCCTTGGCTTAATAAAAAGTCAGAGGCTCTATCCGCAGCGATTTCCACATTCAGATTCTCCTGCTTGAGATATATTTCGATCTCAGAGTCAGTTAGGTCTAATGAAATGTAGGCATACCTGGTACGCCACCACTCCTTAAATTCTTCGATTTTTTCTTTCATAAATATAATGATTTAATTAAACAATAATTAACTGGATACGGACTGATCAACGCACCAGTTCAGAAAGTTGTATATAAGTGTATAGTTTGACCTTTCGGATTGTTGTCCTTTTAAGAAAAGAGGCGTTCAGCCTCAGTTGTTCTCCTTAATCATTTAAGGTATGATCAGCCGTAGACGACTTCTCCCATAACAATAAGTTGGAAGAAGACATCGGCATCGCTTGCGTCCATACCAGCATCAAAGACAATGGAATCATCTAATTTCATAGTATGGTCGAACCAAAGTGGTATTCCACGCAGGATATTTGCTTTACTAAGTTCACCCAGAAGATCACCTGTTTCTATATCACAGACAGGATATACTTCTCCATAAGTTATCACTGACTCTATGATACAAACAGAACTAGGTGGACGTTTTTCGCCGTCCTTTAGTGGAAACCATTTGTCTATTTTACTTTTGTAACCTGGCATATGATACCAGTAGTTACTTCCTCCCTCCAAGGCTGAGACCAAAGCATCTTCGATCCACTTGTTGGGAATGTGCATTTCTATTATCACTTCTTAAGGCATTGGTTGATTAATCGTAATAATCAAAACTTCGAGGACTGTCCTCAAAATAAGGCTTACAAGTGGTACAGTACCTGAATTCGTAAGTAGTCAATTCTATTTGACAGTTATGGCACTTACGAGCGTACTTGGCTGGATCTTCCCATTTAGCTAACTTTCCAGCATCTGGGTCTAATCCATTTGTACGTCCCATGCGGACAATGTAGTGATCTTCTGCGTCATTCCATTTAGCAGTACTAGTACTACCCCATTTATTGTCTTTCCATTTATCGTTCCTCCAATTATATGTACTACCATATGCGTACGTAGTTTTTGGAATTTCGTGGAGATAACGATTGGGAAGTTTTCCAATCTCTAAACAAATCTGACAGCAGTGATAGAGTTCATTTAAATCTACATACTCCATATCGCTATGGTGTGCGTAATATCCGCACGATATATTGAAGCAGGATATTCCTACCCGTCGTCCCATTACATTAAACGCATCGGTAAACATTCCTGTACTACAGGAATATCCAAAGCGGTGTAATATAGGCTTCAATGCTTTAGCAAACTCTTTAGATATGGTATAATCGCCTCCATATTTGTTAATAAAATCCTTTCCATTCCAGCGATCTATACCTCCCAGGAATCGACAATCGTCAAATACGGCTAAGTCTATGTTAGACGAGCCATATCCTCCGCATTCTTCCTCTGTAAAGAATATCGCTTTTACATTTTCTAATTCATGTAATAAGAAAAGACAGGCAAATATACCACACTTATCATCTCCTCCTATGCCTACACGCTTGTTTTCATCGTCTACTGTGTAGAGATAGGTTCGATCATCCTTAACCGCTCTGACTACATTAAATCCTTTTTTATAGTTATGTACGGTATCTAGATGTGCGCAGAAGCAGGGATATGGACCACTACCTTTTGTAACTATAATATTTCCACAGTTATCTACTTGGTAATTTAGATCCATCTTCTCCACTTCGTGGATTACAAATAAAGACATCGATAATTCATTATGACTCGTTGAAGGAATCATGAACAAATCTTCGGCTTTACTGATTAACTTCTTAGGCATCTTGGATGCCCGTTTGTTAGGACTTAACTGAAAATCGCTAGCACTCATTTGTTAATAACGATTAGCAGTTCTAACGGTCACTTTAATCGGTTGCACTCTAAAAGAGAGTGAACCATCAGAGGTGTCGTAACCTAAGACATTCATTATCTCAATAGGACTTGCTATTTCGATTGGTGGATCGAAAGGAAGTCTAAGAGTTTGCTCTGGATGGTACGCTATGGGAATCCCGTGGTAACGATAACGGTCTAGCCTAGCATAATCTAGACAATGATCGCAATACCTGAGGTTACTATCTCTCATACGTAAGTAACCAGAAAAGTATTTACTACAATTCCTACACTGGAAATAGAATTCAGATAGGCAATCCGGGCAAATTTTATCGGTAGTTTGACCATCTACTCTAACCGATCTGTAGTGCGTTTTGTGGTGTGATTCCCCACATATAACGCAGTTCTTATGATACCGTTCGTAGCAACGTTTACAATACCAATAATCTGCGTCAGAAGAATAGAGTAACTCTGAGTTAGGATGATACCAACCGCAACCAGTACATGAACGCAATTTAAGATTACGAATACAGGAATGGCATATTATATTCCCTTTTCCATCTCTATTCATATTATCATTTAAGTGCACTGATCCGCAAGTACCACAAACTTGGCTACGTTCTACATAACACTTCTTACAAAGATCGGTTCCATCCAAATGCTTGGTATTCCTGGAATTAAGTACGCAACTACAATAAGGACATTTTGGAAATAAATCTAATGTACTTCCATAACTGTCCTGCATTACGTAATAACTCCCATATGGATTTGCCCGATAATTAGAAATAGTAAATTTACTTCTTTCATTAACTATTTGATTCATCGTATCACCATAAGGACTACCCGTATTTTGAAGGTAGAGAGCAGCTTTTCTCGGCAAGGTAGTGAAAAGAGTCATTCCTCTTTGATCCAAATACCTTACGTTACTGTCCGAGAAACATCTCCATGCCCAATCATTCTCAGTAGCAATGTTAATTAACTTTTGCTGAAGAGATTCAGAAGCATAGGGACGGTCTAAAAACGTAACAATCTTCCCATCGTGTGTTGTAACATTCTCCCATAATAACGCTCTATACAATAGATAACCATCGGGAGTGTCTCCATAAACGATTTTGAGATTGGGAATTTCATTATAGAAATTCGAGTAATGACGACAACCGTGTCCAGAATCTGGACGCATACAGGAGTTAGTTAAATTACCACTATCCCTATATGTCATCATTTTGTAGATTACGCCTGGTTTATCGGAAATTTTATATTCCAATACGGCGTTAGCTCCTTGAACACAAGCTGTAAATACTTCGCAAACACGAAGCAAAACTCTGTCGAACGTTGAGGTTTTTCGCTTGACTGTATACCCCGATTCGTCCTCCATGCACACATAATTAACGAAAGACATTAAGAATTTACCAGGTTTAATCTCCTGACGACCTTCTGTTTTCCATTGCCCTTTCTCGTTAAGGGGCGGTCTTCCATTTTTAATTGGCCAACAAGTAATTCTATTCTGCTTGTTATAGCAGAAATAGTTAAACTCGTCTGTTTTCATTGATGTCCAGTAGTCGGGATCACTGCTATTCACTGAGAATGAAAGCTTCACCCGATACATTTCCCCGTTAATTTTCACATCTAATGATTGCTTAATCAACGGCATTAGTTTTCGTGAAATGATTACATCTTCCACTTTTTTAAGGTATTTAATGAAACATAAAGTGCTGTCTGATTAACAGCATCGTAGGAGGCAGGCAATTCGATTGCCTACCATTCTGGTTAACTTGCCTCCCTACCATTCTGGTTAGTTTACACTGACGCTTTGTAATAAGCGTAGATCCATCATTATATGAGCTAACTCCCTATTCAGCTTTTCCATTTGCTTACAGAGTTTTTTGAGTTTAGCTCCATCGGCAGAACCCACAGAGACCAGTAATAAAAGTAATTCCCTATGGATTTCATTCCTTCTCTGAATTAATAATTTCCTGTCTTTCATCTTTTAAGGTTTCAGAATGAATTTGAAAATAACTAATAATCTCCGCACTCAGATGTGCCATAAGGGCATCGCTTATCATCTGATCAGTAGTACGATTATGCTGGTAATAAAGCACTCGGTCATTCCTTAACTTTTGTATTACATTAGCTGGTACAACAAATGTAATTGTTAAGTCTTTTGGTTTTCTCTTGAAAAAGCTCATCTTTATGTCGTTTTAGGTGTACGAAACATATTGATAAAGCTAATAACAAGAAGCAATAACTGGTATCCGACAAATGCTATCAGAATACCGACTAAGATTGTTGTTCCCATTTTTTCGTTTTTTTTAAGGTTTTGTAAATGTTACTGAAGTTGCGTTTAAAAGAATACAGGGAGGACGGAAATAATGTATGCCCAACCTATCCATAAATATGAAACGATGGAGTTGATCGTCCCAATGCTTAACCGCTCCACATTTGGAGCATTGTCTGTCCAAAGAATTTAAATGGATGGACCATTCGTGTTGTAATACCTTTTTCATAACATAAAATGTAATGAAGAAGTTACTCTGGGTGGAAAGGTTTCAAATTCTACTTCATCATACTGCTCGCTTCCATCATTAGTCCAAAGCAAATGGATAACCTGTACTCCTTTATCAGGATCATCGCTTTCGCTTGTACGAGTGACTTCTACAGCATAAACATTAGCTACATTCGGATCAGGGAAAACCCTAATCTTCATATTAGGATCAGTTTTCGATACATAAGCATCGAACAATTCTTTTTGGGCATCTTTTGGAAGGATACGCCAATCATAAAGTTTCGCTTTGTTCATCTTTTTAAGGAATTAATTACTGTCTATAATACGGGGAAAAGGACATAAAAAAAGGGAATAGAAACTGAATTCTATTCCCATTTTCATTTTCACTCTCGCTTATCTCCTTCTTTTGGAAGAAGTCTTAGCAGGAGCAATCCGAAATCTTTTGGAAGCGTAAATCTTGTCGAGCATCTGAATAGCTACGCCCATTTTTACGATTCCCTTGTAATCCATGAAGTTTTCAATCTCTTCTATGGAATACGTCCGTTCGACTGGTTGCTTATTTCCCATGACTAGAAAATAAAGGTTACCAAAGTTATGTACGCAATAACAATACCGTAGAATATCCAGAGTGCGATTTCTACTTTCTCTGATAGAGTTAGACGTTTTGGATGAACGTCAAGCAGGGCCATAAGTTCTTTAATAGTTGCCATTTTTAAGGTTCTTTTTTGGAAATTAAAACTTTTGTTTAACATACCCGCATCTCGCATATGCGGTAATAAGTACCACTTTTAGATAACAGTTTCTCCTCTTTTACAATACCACGTAATGAGATAACCTCTAAAAGCCCGATGTAACGCATCTTCGCTATCGTCTCTGGTGATAGACGGAGCTTCATAAAAGAATTTCTTGATAAACGCTCTTTTATTCCCACTCCAATGTAAGCGTAGTCCCTGGAATTTATTTACTATTTCCAGAGAAGGTTCGTCGTTGACTTCCACTGTTCTGCCGTTCGGAATAAGGTTTACTTTGATGAACTTATTCGTTAGATGAACGGAATAAGATGTGTTACTCCGTAGTTTTTGCGATTTAATCTCATAAACTACGGGAACGATCTTAAGATCATTTTCTTTCTTCATTTTTTTAAGTC